GCCAACAACAAGCCCGCCAACAACAAGCCCGCGAACAACAACGCGAACAAGCCCGCGAACAACAACGCGAACAACAAACCCGCCAACAACAACGCGAACAAGGCCAATAACGGTAACGCGAACAAGGCCAACAACGGTAACGCGAACAAGGCCAATAACGGTAACGCGAACAAGGCCAACAACGGTAACGCGAACAAGGCCAATAACGGTAACGCGAACAAGGCCAACAACGGTAACAACAAACCCGCCAACAATGGTAACAACAAACCCACCAACAATGGCAACAACGCTAACGGTATGTTGAACAATGCTAGGAAGCTTCGCAACTTGGCGAAGAAGATTGCGATGAATGCTATTAACAAGGCTCGCAAGGAGATGAACAACCAGTAAGCATTCACCAAAAATGAATAGAATATACAATTAATTTACACATAGTCAAAATATGTAAATTAATTCCGATGTAAACAGTAAGATGTCTCTCACAGTTCTTAAAAGAGAATTCCTAAAAAAAATGGGATCAGGTCTACGTGAGTTATTAAAGGCTGATGAAATAGGTTCAGACCCAGATACTGATATGGAAGAATTCATAAAAATACACATGTTAGTAAATAATGATACAGGGAAATACGAGTTTTCCGAATCTAAATTTCTAATCGCTTTGGGTATACTCGATTTTGATTTACTTTCTCAAATTCTTTTATACTTTGATCAAAGTGGTATTACGATACAGAAGGTTTTAAGACAGTCTAAGTTCAATCCATTGACGATGTCAGGTCGGGAAATATACCTGGGTAGATTGATTGAACAAGGTGAAATAGAGACATTTTTAGATTTTATCTCCTTTTGAATTTAACGTCTTTTCACCACATCCCCTGCAAGTATAGACGCAGAAGAACATGATTGAGAGCACATCCAGAAAATAATAGGGATAAAAATGGGGGGAGGTGGTCTCGGGGGGAACCTCGACGCAGCTTTGTTGATCATGTATAGCATCAGTATCACACATACACAAGACGATAAAATTGTGGTAATATGAGTCATCAGGTACATATTTCCCATGGGTTTAGTTTTATTACTCAAATAATCTGATAAAAATGGTATAGGTATATCCTTGATTATAGGTAACTTACAACAAAGAAGTATTGGAAACGGAAACATGTCTCTTTCTATACACTGACACTTTTTTTAGCGTCTGATAATTTTAATATCAAACCACTTTGACATGAATTTTTCAACTTCACCAAAGTATGGAAAACTCCATAGGTACCAGCGGGACCAAAAACCAGCACTATCAATACCACTTATTTTCCAATTCTCTTTGTCACTTCGGGTGACATTTAACATTTTTTTATGGATCTTCTTGGGATCTCGTTCCTCTATCGTCTGTCTGGGTACATCACCCCCGTGACGTAAAACATAGGAACGCATACGTGAAGGATTCTTGTGTTTGGTGTAGTCGGAATACCCACTTGCACCAAAGTCAACAGTCCTACCGTCGTCTAATGTCGCCCTGAACTTTTTCTTCGTGTCCGGACTTCTAGTGATTATGACGCGCATACTTATAATTTACAAAGATAATTTACTTACCGCAACCACCACCGCAGCAGTATTCCTCAGTCTTGGACGAGGGGAAGATGTCGCGTTCGGGTCCACGCTTGACACGATACATGTGATCGTACGCATGGAGAACGGCGACACCAGCCACCATGGTGAGAAGAACTGGGCGGTTCATCTTGCGAACAGAGAAACCATACAGACCAATGAGCGCAATGAGAACAAATTGCACGATGGTGACAGTGGGGAAATTGGGCATCTTGAAACGGTCCGCGAGGGTTTTAGTTTCGGGGTTAGCGATTACCATAGACTCTTGCTTGTATCCGGGCATTTTTATTATCTACTGAGAAAATAATGTGGTCTCTCCTGTTAGTTCCAATTTCTATGATTTGTTATGACTATTTGAAATCACCGATTGACATTCTCTACTTCACTAAGATAGCGAGACCACTACTGGGTATACAAAATACATTTAGGGATATCATATATAGTACATCTAGACACGCCATTAAGGATTACCCAGGTCTTTTCCTAATTAAGATGCATCATAAGAATATTCGTGAAGAATTTGATCGTATCTCACCCACACTCGAAAAGAAGTATTATCATGATATAGATCCATGGTTTGAAATAAATAATAGCTATTACTTTTATAAAATTGAAAATTTCCCACTCTTGTACGGTCTAGTCAAACAAATAAAGTGTATAGACACGAGTGTTGCTGCATTCGCTGTTGTAGAAGGTACAATGGTAATACCACCCCATCGAGCTGAATCCAATGAACTCCTGAGATACCAACTGACTATACACGGCGATGGAGATTGTAGTCTGTACACAGATGAAGGTAGGCACATACACAGAGAGGGTGAAGATATCCTCTTTGACCAGGGGAGATACCATGAACTGATGAAAACTGGGGATGGTCGAAGGGTTGTACTTATCCTTGATGTTCACAGGTGATTCCGACACGTCGCGATGTACATATCACTGCCACCTATGAGTTCTAGGGTTTTGTCGTCTACAATTCGCTTAGTGAAAGGACCTAGAGTTCCGTCATTGCAGCGCATACAGAGTGCCGAAAGTTTGGTCACATCACATGCCAGTGGGATACAATCAATAAGTTCACCAAACTTTCCCTGAAAAGAATCGGCATCGAGACCAGCTAATATCACAGACTTGTTTACGTGTAGACAACACTCCACAAACTTCTTGAGTCTAGGGAAGAATTGTCCTTCATCAATAGCAATTATATCAGCTTTCTCAAATTCATATGTATTAATAATTTCAAATAAGTCAAACACTTTATAACAATCAAACTTTACATTATCATGTGTTTTGAGAATTTCCTCGGGGGACCTGGTATCTTTTGCAGAATTTATAATCATCACATCTTTTCCTATAACTTTTAACCGCTTAAGTCGTCGAATAAGTTCAGATGTTTTACCAGAAAACATATTTCCCATAATAATTGAAAGTCCCATCTCACCCTATTATTATAATATTGCATTTTTTATATGGGTGATATACACAGAGCAGTTTTGAATGGACATGTGGGTTATTACAATCCCACTACTGGTAGGGTTAAGTTTGGAAAATGTATCTATTCGAGTATTGGGTCAGCTATAAAATATCTCAATTAGTCTGTGTGATCAGTACCGTGTAAAAATTCTAACTAATATCAATTAATGAATGGTCCTCCAATTCGCGCACCCGCGGCGCCTAATTTTCTATTAGAAATATTATCATTTTTATTAAACTATATATTTGTCATGACATCAAAAATACCCGTGAGATCACACTATTACGATATAAGCATATTGAAAGAAGCTGTAGATATAAAGAATAATTTTAAGATATTTCACGACGAAGTGGTAAATGTATACAAAGATTTCAAAACCATAAAAAATGATTACTACTTTGAGGATATAGTTCGCACAGAACCAGAGTGGACCAGATTCTACCTGAAATGGTTGAATGATGTAGAACCGGAGGCAAGAAGGTTATGTCCAAAGAGTTCAGCTCTAATTGACAGTATGCCAAATGTTAGAATAGCGATGTTTTCAGTTTTGAAACCGGGTGCTAAAATATTATTACATAAGGGACCACACCGCGGTTGTTTAAGATTACACCTAGGATTAATAACACCAAATAGTGATGATTGCTTTCTAAATATTGCCGGTCAATCATACAGTTGGAGAGATGGGGAAGTTATACTTTGGGACGACTCATATCCACACTATGTCGAAAATAATACAGATAAATATAGAGTCATTCTCTTTTGTGATATTGTGAGACCAATGAATTGCGTAGGAACTGCATTAAATAATCTATTGTTAAACCTACTATCTAAATACGCGATGAAAAATTAAAATATCACTCAAAAATAAGAATGCCTGTGAGTACACGTAGAGAACTCAATCAAAAAACAAAAAAAACAATTGATCAGTTAGTTAACCTATCTCACCTAGCCACTAACCGTAACCGAGAAGCTGCGATAAAAATCCAGCGATCTTGGAAGAGGACAAAGACCCCCGAGCATAAGTTGAAACTCGCACTATTGGTTAACAAGCTGACTAGAAATTATATACAGATGAACAAAGTCAATGAAATATCACGACAGTTGGAAAATATCAAATTATTCAACCGTAACAACAACGGAAACGCGATAATGACAAATATAAATCTCAGGAAAAAGTAAGATGCCTCTCACCGATGCTCAAATTACTCGAAAAGTTGGGCAACTGCGTAAATCCGAGGGTAAAATCTATGCACCCCTCAAATATTTCAGGGGGCTGGAGACTCTCAAGGGGGTTGAGACACGTTATAAAAAGATGCTCCGGAAAAATTATAAATTTTTCGAGACGGACAAGGGACAGAAGACAAAGACTTCCTCCTACACCCAGAAATTTAGGAAGATGTATCCGGGAGCTAAATCCCTCCCTGAAATTGCTAAGGCTACTAAGATTCCTCTGAGGACTGTGAAGACTGTGTTCAACAGGGGACTCGCTGCGTGGAGAACCGGGCATCGTCCGGGAGCCTCTCCACAAGCGTGGGGGTATGCTAGGGTCCATAGTTTCGCTACCAAGGGGAAGACCTACTTTACGGCGGATAAGGATTTACGGTAAACCCTTTGTGTCAATATATCTATGACATTCCTTACATAGTGGAGCAATTGGAAACTTTTTATGAAGTTCTATATATCTACGCATAAACCACTTTGAAGATATATGACATTTATACCCATCGTCAATGATCGGAGCTTCCATAATTGCCTGTTTCAATAATTCAGGTCTATCATGTATCAAATGTGCCCGTGTAAGGGGTTTTGTTTGATGACAGCATATACAGGTTTCAAATCCATGCTTTAATATAAAAAATATCTTTGTGATTTTAGCTGCGTTCTCTGTCCAAATACTCATAAGTTCTTCTATGGGATCATCTTTACACACTTTAACATCTACAGTTATCAATTTCACTTTTCGTTTAATTAAATTGTCATTGATAAACGTTTCCCAATAAACACGATTTTTTTCAATAAAGGGTGTTCTATTATACTCCTCAACATTACGGCGTTTGAGGATTTCGAGACGTGTTTGAGTATTGTAAACTTTATTTACATTAAAAATGTGTAATTGTTTCAATGTATAGTGAAAATATATATTGAGCTTGTCATCACATTCAATTAATTCAATTTGAATCATCTTATAACATACTTTTGCTTAAAAACTATAAGCGACTTAGGTTTAGTTATGACTTCCCGAATTTCTTGGGACGACTATTTCATGCAGACTGCTGACCTCGCATCGGTTCGGTCTCCATGTGAGAGACTCAAAGTGGGGTGTGTTCTCGTGAAGAACAACAGGCTCATCAGTATGGGTTACAATGGGTTCCTCGCAGGGACCAACCACACGTCTATCGTGAGGGATGGACATGAACAGGCGACGATACATGCAGAGATTAACGCAATCACGGATGCAGCGAAAAGGGGTGCCTCCATTGATGATTGTGTGGCGTACGTGACACATTACCCATGTCTGAATTGCTATAAGGCTCTAGCGAGTAGTGGAATCAAAAATGTCTATTACAAAAATGACTACAAAAATGACCCAGTTGTGAGTGAATTGGGCTACGATGTGGGTGTTATTAAAACAAATAATTGAGACTTAAGATTTACGTTGATTATCCCGGAATGAGAGTATCAACGTCATCACGTGCGTTTGCACATACACCAATCCAATACAAAGACGTCAACCCAAAAAACGCAATCGCTATACTAATCATTAGTATTAATTTACAATTTTAAATCTAATGTTCAGTCTATGATTTTACACACTAAAAAGCAATGGGTAATTTATATTTTTTTCTCATTCTTTTTCATAAATTCTGACATACGTATCTTGTGATGATTGGTACATTGAATCGATTTTTCTCCATCCTTCATCTTCCATCTGATATGAAGTCAAATTGAGACTGCCCGGGTGTTGTGAACATACTTGATATTTGTTACCATCCTTTCCAAGGTAGTATTCCAAGTGATCCAGATCAAACTGTTTACAATCAGAATGTATAATTCTGTGTTCTTGTCTAGTGGGTTTACGCACTGATTTCATACTAAGCATAAATGTAGTTCTCGCTAATAATATTGTATCTTCAATCTTACCATCAAACTGACCCCAATAAGTATTTTTATAGAATGTAGGGTTCATAATGACATGTTCATGATAGTACACAGGAGATTCGACGATTGTGGTCATCTTCGTTTATTATATAAGAATTCAATTCTTTATATCCATTGATAATTTATCTTGTCAATAAGTAGGATGATACTCATAGACCAGATAGTTCG